GGTCCACGCACACGCAGAAAAACCCTTGAGAACTGTTCTCAATAAGGTTGCCCGACAACCAACAAACCCAGCCATAGCAAGGCCCGGTATTCTCAATAAGCCTGCCTACTGAGAATTGCAACCACCCGCAACCGTGTCCATAGCTTGGTTGCAATGGCAAATTCGCTCAACAGCACGAAGGGCGCCGAGCTGATCGAGACCGAGACCGGCCGCCGCTGCACTAGGCAAAACCTGGACAAGCTCTGCGAACGTGGAGCGCTTCGCGGCAGTCCTTGCATCCTGCAGGCCAAGCCGTTGCGGGTGGATGCTGACCTGCTGGTGGCCGAATACCTAGCGAAGGTGTCACCACACCAAGCCGAAGCGCAGCAGCCAAGGGCCAAGCGTGAGCCAGCAGCACCGCGACCACCACAGCCAAAGCGGCCGCCGCCACCGCCTAAGGCACCTGAACCAGTGGACCTACCTGACTACAACGTCAGCCGCGCCCGCAGCGAATACGAAAAGGCCAACCTGCTGGAGCTGGACCGCAAGACCAAGGAAGGTCACCTGCTGCGCCGCGAGGATGTGGAGCAGGCCTGGGGTGGTGCGGTGAACATCACCCGTACCAGATTGCTTGGCGTGGCCAGCACCGCCAGGCAGCGCATCCCGCACCTGGAGACGGAGGAAGTAGAGCTGATCACCACGCTGATCCGCGAGGCGCTTGAAGAACTGGCCGCTGGGGAGCTGAAGGAATGATCAGCGTTGACCCTGCAGATCTGACGCGGCAGATCCTGGCTGGCTTCAAGCCACCACCGCGCTTGCAGTTGAGCCAGTACGCGGACGAGTTTGCGGTGATGACCGGCAACGCTGCTGAGAAAGGCAGGTGGAACACGCTGCCGTATCAGCGCGAGATCCTCGATAGCTTCACCAATCCGGCGGTGGAGACCGTTGCAATCATGAAGTCCGCCCGAGTGGGCTGGACCAAGATGCTCGGCGTGGTGGTGCAGTATTACAGCCACCAAGATCCCTGCCCGGTGATGATCGTGCAGCCGGTGAAGGAAGACGCGGAAGGGTACAGCAAGGAGGAGATCAAGCCACTCTTTGAAGACACGCCGGTGCTGCGCGGTCTGATCTCAGAAAGCAAATCTCGCGGCACCGCCAGTAACACGATCCTGCTGAAGCAGCTGGGGAACGGTGGTCTGATCGACATCGTGAACGCTGCCAGCGGCCGATCATTCCGGCGCAAATCGCGCAAGGTGGTGCTGTTTGATGAGGTTGATGCTTACCCGAAGCTCGACGAAGGCGACCCGATCAAGCTGGGCCGTAACCGTGCTGATTACTACTGGGACCGCAAGATTGGCCAGGGCGGCACGCCGATCTTTGTAGGAGGCAAGACTGAGGAAGCCTTTCTGCGTGGCGATCAACGTCGGTTCTTTGTGCCATGCCCGTTCTGCCAAACCATGCAGGTGCTGCGCTGGGAGCAAATGCAGCGCGAAGGCACGGCCGCCGGCTGTTACCGCTGCGAGAACTGCACCGAGCTGATCCCGCACAGCAAGAAGCGCTGGATGGTGGAGCGCGGTGAGTGGCGACCGACAGCTGAATCACAGCAGCCAGGCTTGGTGTCATTCCATATCTGGGCGGCCTACAGCTACAGCCCGGCAGCGGACTGGAGCGTGCTGGTGCGCGAGCACGCCGAGGCGCTCGACGCCATGCGCAAGGGTGATCCCGATGCGATGCAGACGTTCCGAAACACCGTGCTGGGCCTGCCGTGGGAAGACACGCTGTCAGGCAAGCTCACTGGCGACGGCCTGGCCGAACGGCGCAAGAACGAAGCCACCGGCAACGGCTACGCCGTGGGCACCGTGCCGGCTGGAGTCCTGCTGATCACCGCTGGCGTTGACGTGCAAGGCGGCGGCGGCACTGTTGGCGAGCGCCTGGTGGTGACGTTCTGGGGCTGGGGGCGCGGCGAAGAAGGCTGGCACCTAGGTCACTTTGAGATTGACGGCGACCCGCAGCAGGCTGAAACCTTGGCGCAGCTTGACCAGATCGCGGCGACCAGGTGGAAGCGCGAAGACGGCATGGAGCTCAGGGTGAGCATGGGCGGCATTGATGACGGTGGCATCGCCACCCAGGAGGTCAGGGAATGGTGCCGCACTCGTTCTGCTCAATGGGTGCCGGTGAAAGGTGCGCCGCAGAAAGGCAAGCCGCTGCTCAGTCGTGGTGTGCCGGTGGATGTGAACCGCAAGAACCAAACCACCAAGCGCGGCGTCATGCTGTATCACGTCGGCTATGACGCCAGCGTGAATCACCTGCAAGGCCGGCTGAGAGTGGAGCAACCCGGCCCGAGCTACCTGCACCTTGGCGCGGCCGCAACTGATCAGTTCCTGGCTGAGCTGTTCCCGTGGAAACGGATGCCCAAGCGCGACAAGGGCCAGACCGTCTACAGCTGGATTCTGCCCAAAGGCGCCAGGGATGAAGGCGGCGATTGCACCCGCTACGCCTACGCCGCGCTCCAGCTGGTAACCAGGCGCTACAACCGCGCCACGATGTGGGATCAGATTGAGGCCGGACTAACCAAGGCCACCACGCCTGAGACCACAAGGCGCCGCAGCGCCGCACCATCGAGGACTGGCGGCTTCGTCTCGGGCTGGTGATCCATAGCCTGAGCTATGACAGTTCCCGCCACCATTCGGGCCGGCACAACAGTGCGGTGGGTGGAGCCGCCGACAGTGGATCTTGACGGCAACGCAGCTACATCAGCTAGCTGGACGCTGATCTCCTACCTGCGCACTAACACCAACCACGAAGGCGCCATAGTTACCGGCACGGCCCGTGCTGATGGCGGGTGGGATATGGCGATCACCGCCACCACGTCGAGCGCATTCGACGCCGGCACCTGGTACTGGGAGACCCGAGCAACTAGCGGCGCCACTGTGCTCACCGTTGGATCTGGCACTACGCAGGTGCTGCCAGGGCTGAACTACTCCGGCCAACCAAGCGCCTTCAACGGCCAGAGCCAGGCCGAGCAAGACCTAGCAGCGGTGCAGGCCGCTATCCGCTCAATCGTCAGCAAGGGCGCCAAGAGCTACACCATCGGCAGCAGGAAGTTTGACGCCGCCGATCTTGGTCAGCTGATGGAGCGCGAGGCGCAGCTGAAGGCGATCGTCGCCCGCGAGCGTGCTGCCGAGAAGGTGGCTGCCGGCCTGGGTGATCCACGCAGCCTGTTCGTGAGGTTTGGACGATGAGCAAGCGCAAGCGCAAGCCACAGCCGCCGGCACCAGCCGCACCACGCCGCCGCGCCTATGAGGGCGCCATGGTGTCGCGGCTCACAGCCGACTGGGTGACCAGCAGCACCAGCGCAGACGCTGAGATTGACGGCAGCTTGGTCAGGCTGCGCAACCGCTCGCGGCAGCTCGTCAGAGATAACGCCTACGCCCGCCAAGCATTGCGGGCGATCGGCTGCAATGTGGTCGGCCATGGCATTCGGATGCAGTCGCGCATCCCGATGCAACGCGGCAGCGGCCGGCTTGATGAGCGCCTGAATCGCCAGATCGAGAGCGCCTGGGAGCGTTGGTGCCGGCCATCGACCTGCCACACCGCCGGCCGGTTGAGCTTCGTGGAGATCAGCCGCCTAGCCATTCAGGCCATAGCTGAATCCGGTGAGGTTTTCATCCGCCTAGTGCCGCAACCCTTTGGCGGTGGCACCACACCGCTGGCGCTGGAGATCCTTGAGTCTGACCTGGTGGACGAGGGCAAGACCGTCGGCCCAGACGCAAACGGTAATGAGTGGCGCATGGGCGTCAAGACCGATCGGTGGGGCAGGCCGATTGCATACGCATTCCGCACCCGGCACCCTGGCGACATTGCCGGCAGCGTTGGATACAAGCTGGTTGAAGTGCCGGCAGATGAGGTGCTGCACCTTGCACTGCTTGAGCGGCCCGGCCAAACCCGTGGCGTTCCCTGGTTTGCTGCAGCCGTTAAACGCCTGCACCACCTAGCAGGATTTGAGGAGGCTGAGGTAGTCAGGGCCAGGGCAGCATCCAGCCTGATGGGCTTCATTCAAAGTCCCGAAGGTGAGCTGGTTGGTGATGGCGTTGAAGATGGCGAACGGGTAAGCAACTTTGAGCCAGGCGTTTTCAAGTACCTAGCGCCTGGCGAATCGGTCAACGTGCCGCAACTGGATGCACCAGACGGACAATTCGAGCCCTTTCTCAGGGCCATGTTGCGCGCAGTGAGCGCCACCACTGGCGTTCCCTATCCGACGCTAAGCAGCGATTACAGCCAGACCAACTACAGCAGCAGCCGCTTAGAGCTACTTGAGGCACGCGAGAACTGGCGCACCCTGCAGCAGTTCCTGATTGAGCACCTGCACCGGCCAGTGTTTGAGCAGTGGATGGCCGCATCGGTGGCAGTCGGCGCCATCAGCCTGCCTGGCTATGAGCTAGCACCCGAGCGCTTTGAGGCCGTGCAGTGGTTCCCACGCGGCTGGGGCTGGGTAGATCCGCAAAAGGAGGTGGCTGCCTACAAGGAGGCCGTGCGCTGTGGCTTTGCTACTCAGGCTCAGATCGTGGCCGAGCAAGGCGGCGACCTGGAGGATCTGCTGCTGGCTCGCGCATCTGAGGTGGAACGCGCTCAGCAGTTGGGCATTCAGTTCGATACCAACCCAGCCGATGACATGCAGGGCGGCGCAGCATTAGCCACCGCTGAAACCAATGACGAGCCAGAGCAACCAGAGCAACTAGACGAAGACGACCTAGAGGATTTGAGCTAATGGCCGCGGTTCATAGCCTGATGCCAGATACAGCCGCGCCGATGGAACAACGCGACCTCAATCGTGAACCGCTCCGTCGTGTTGCGTCATTTGACGCCAGCGCGATTGGAGAGGAATCACGGTCGCTGGAGTTCAGCTTCAGCAGTGAGGCCCCGGTAGCCCGTTGGTTTGGAGACGAGGTGCTAAGCCACGACTCTGAATCTGTTGATCTCACCCGCCTTAACGATGGCGCGCCTTTGCTCTGGAATCACAATCCAGACCAGGTGCTCGGCGTTGTTGAGCGCGGTTGGATTGATGGCGAGAAGAGGCGCGGAATGGTCGCAGTTCGGTTCAGCCGCTCAGCATTCGCTGAGGAAAAGCTGGCCGATATCCGCGACGGCATTTTGCGCAATGTCTCCGTGGGCTACAGCATCAACGACGCCGATCAGACCAGGGACGGCTCCATCGTTGCGACCTCATGGCAACCCCATGAGGTTTCGGTGGTGTCGGTCCCTGCTGATGTCTCCGTCGGAATCGGGCGCCAGCTCGAAACCACAATCGCGGCCTCGGCCGCAGACCAATCCCAACCCCCGATCGAATCCATGGAATCGACCATCGACATCGAGGCGGTGAAGGCTCAGGCTGCGGCCGATGAGCGTTCCCGCGTCTCCAGCATCACTGCCCTTTGCCGCACTCACGCCGCTGACGACCTGGCCCAAGGCCTGATCGAGCGTGGCGCTACTGAGTCCGACGCCATGAAGGACGTGCTCGCCGCCATCGGCAAGCGCGCCAACCAGCCTGCTGCTCCTAAGGCTGCTCAGCCAATCGCCACTGGTGGTTCAGCTGACATCGGTTTGAGCGATAAGGAAGCCCGCTCCTACAGCTTCCTGCGTGCCATTCGCGCTCAAGCGTTCCCCAACGATCGCTCTGCCTACGACGCCGCCGGCTTTGAGCGGGAAGTATCTGCTGCTGTTGAGCAGCAAATGGGCGTCAGCGCTCGCGGCTACCTGATCAGCAATGAGGTGCTCAAGCGTGATCTGACCGTCGGCACTGCTTCTGCAGCTGGCGATCTGGTCTTCACCGATGCACGGCCTGGCAGCTTCATTGAGTTGCTGCGCAATCGCCTGGCACTCAACACCCTTGGCGTCACGATGCTGACTGGTCTTAACGGCCCCGTCGCCATCCCCCGCCAAAACGCTGGCGGGACTGCCTACTGGGTTGCTGAAAAGGGCACACTCACCGAGTCCAACCCCACGGTTGATCAGGTGAACATGACGCCGAAGACTCTCGGCGCCTATACCGAGTTCAGCCGCCGCCTGCTGCTCCAGTCGTCCATCGACGTGGAGACCATGGTCCGCAATGAGCTGGCCACCGTGATTGCGCTTGAGATCGATCGCGCTGCGCTTTACGGCCTAGGTAACACCAACCAGCCCCAAGGCCTAAAGCTAGTCACCGGCATCAACACCGAGGACTTCAACGCCGCTGCTCCGACCTACGCGGAGCTCGTCTCCATGGAGTCGAAAATTAACAGCGACAATGCCGACGTGGGGGCTATGTCCTACCTGACCAACTCCACCATCTACGGCGGCTTCAAGACCACCGAGAAGGCAGCCAGCACCGCTCAGTTCGTGCTCGAGCCCGGCGGCACGGTGAACGGTTATGGCGTGGTGCGCTCCAACCAAGTTGCCACTGGCGATGTGTTTATGGGTGTTTGGAATCAAATGCTAATGGGCATGTGGGGGGCGCTTGATTTACAAGTGAATCCCTATGCCTTGGACACCTCCGGCGGCGTGCGGGTAACTGCTCTGCAGGACGTTGACGTTGCGGTGCGCCATCCCGAGGCGTTCACCCGCGGCAATAACACCCTTTGACCTGAGACATAACGATGCTGATTGAGATCCTCCGCCAAACATCAATCAAAGGCATACCCGCAAGGGTTGGCCAATTGATTGATGTATCTGACGCTGATGGTCGTTACCTAATTGGTAGCGGCAAGGCGAAAGAGGCGGAGCCTCAACCAGCTCAGATTGTGTGTCCAATGCCTGAGGCGCGGAAGCCTCGACCCAGCAAACTTACCCCCGCCTGATCAATGGCCATCTTTCAGCAAACGCTGGAGAAAATCCAGCACTTCCCGCTTCACCCTGTTGCATCTGAATCTGCAACATTCACCGGCGCCACGACCAACATCGCCGACCTTGGCGATTTTGACGGCGACATCCAAGTGATCTTGGATGCTGGCGCTGCTGCGTCTTCCGGGACTATGACCGGCAAGATCCAGCACAGCGACACGACCACCGCTGGCGACTTCTCTGATGTGACTGGCGGCGGCTTCACTGCTGTTGCCCAGGCTGTGTCAAAGCAAGTGCTCACCCTGAACCGTGACGCCCTCAAGCGTTACATCCGGTTCGTTGGCACCATCGCATCAAGCGGCACCACCATCTACTCCGTCAACGGCTACGGCCTGAAGAAGTACGGCTGATGGCGTTAACCGAGAACCTAGATGTGTTCTTGGCAGACTTCGGCGTCACTGTCACCAGTGGCGCCACTTCTGGTATTGGCATCCTGGATATGCCCGGCGAGCTGGTGGCCGATGGCATGATCATCAGCACCGATTACAGCATCAGATGTGAGGCGTCAAAGTTTGGAACTTTGGCCTATGGCGCGTCGATTACGGTTGACGGAACGGCCTACACAATTCGAGAGAATAGACTGATTGAAGATGGTGTGTTCTGTGAGATCACGCTGCAAAAGACCTGACCCCCATCACTGGATCTGATCATGGCTGACCTGGTTGCCGCAGTACGAATCAACAAGCCGGACATCCCAGGCGAGCTGGGTGATTTGTATTTTCCCGCGTCGCAAGGCGTAGCTGGCAAGGCCTACCGCTCCATCGCCACCATTACTCGGCCCAGCAACGCCACGGCCTACACCGCTGGCGACGTTGTTGGTGACACAGGCGGCAGCGCAATCATCAGCCTGACCGCTGCTGGTCCTAGCGCTGGCTTCGTGATCATCCAGAGCATCTCGCTGGTGTTCAGTGATAGTGCGGTGCCTGCTGGTATGGGCGCGTTTCGCTTGCACCTTTACAGCGCATCGCCTACGGCCATCGCTGATAACGCAGCCTTTGATCTGCTGAGTGGTGACCGCGCCAACTACATGGGCTTTATTGACCTGCCAACGCCTGCGGACTTCGGCAGCAGCCTTTACACCCAGACCGATTATCCCGGCAGGTTGATCAAGCTGGCAGCCGCCAGCACCACGCTTTTTGCTGAGCTTGAAACCCGTGGCGCCTACACCCCAGTTAGTGCCAGCACGGTGGCCATCCGCGTGAATCTGCTGGAGGCAGGCCTGTGAGTCAGCTGCTCGTAGCTCAGCGGGCATTGACGGTCCCTGGCTGGGCTAAGGATGCGCTCTGGCGCAATGCTCGGGCTGTGCCGTCGCTTGACCTGCGCTTTGCTGACAACAAGAGCCTGGTTGATGCAGTCACTGGCGCATCGCTCGTCACGTTCACCCGCGCCAGCAGCGGCACGTATGTGGACAGCGCAGGGGTGTTGCAGACGGCAGCCATTGACGTGCCACGCTTCGACCATAACCCCACAACCGGCGAAAGCCTGGGGCTGTTGGTGGAGGAGCAGAGGACGAATCTGCTGCTGCGGAGTGAGGAGTTTGATAATGCGAGTTGGGGCAAATCTGCTTTAACTGTAACCGCTAACTCAACTACGTCACCAAGCCAGGCGACCACAGCGGACAAGCTGATTGAAAATGGGACTACCAATGAGCATTACGTTCGCCAAACGCCTGTTGCATACCCAACAGGAGCCACGTTTTCTATTAGTATTTACGTCAAGAGCGCAGAAAGGACCTCACTTAGAGTCCGTGCTCTAGATACAGTTAATAGCGCAAACGGTTTTTTTGGCAGCATAGATACTGCTACTGGCACTACAGGAGGGGCTGCCACTGGAACTGGTACATTTACATCGGCTACGGCAGTAAACGCTGGCAATGGCTGGTGGAGGCTTACCATCATTGGTATTGCTTCCTCTACGTCTACATCTTGCATCTTGGATGTATTCCTGTTGCCGGGAAATGCTAATAGCGCTTCTAACTACGCAGGCAACGGAACTAGCGGCATCCACGTCTGGGGTGCCCAACTAGAAGTCGGCGCCTTCCCCAGCTCCTACATCCCCACCACCACAGCCGCCGCCACGCGCAGCGCGGATGTGGCGAGTATTACGGGCTCCAACTTTAGCTCCTGGTATAACCAGACGGAGGGGACGCTGTTTGCAGAATGGTTTGGCGGTCCTGTTGCTACCAACAAGTTTCCATCCGTTGCAGCAGCAAGGCAAGTATCCTCAAACAATAGTCAAAACACAATAGAGATTTTTCAAGGACCAAGCCTTACCAATGTTCGTGCCAATGGATTAGTGCGAGTTTCAAGCGTCGATCAAATGTCGAGGGATTCAGGAGATTTAACGCTTGTTGGAACCAAGGTAAAAGCGGCACTTGGGGTGCGCACAAATGATTTTGTTTTTATGGCAAACGGTTTGCAAATTGGGGCTGTAGATACGTTAGGAACATTGCCTACCGTTGATACTTTTAACATCGGTTTCAATAGCGCAAGCGAGCAGCTCAACGGCACCATCAAACGTATCACCTACTGGCCCCAAGCACTACCAAGCCGGCTCCAGACCCTAACCCAATAACACCATGTACTGCTACAAATTCCAATCCCGCGCCCAGTTCCGCACCCTTGCCGCTGCTGAGGGCCTGCTGACTGCCGACGGCGAGCTGATCACCGCCAGCCACACCTTCGCCATTGATGAGGTCGAAACCATCATCGAAGGCGGGGAATGGGACCCCGAAACTGGTGAGGTGATCACGCCTCCCAAGGTGCTGAGCGGTTGGCATGTAAACGTAGTTGGTGACCTAGCGCCTGAAGCGTGGGACCAATACCTAGCAGTGGTGAATCACCCGGTTCGCGTTTTCTTCGGTGGCCCTTTCCAGGCGCCACCCAATGACATCCTTATAGAGATGACCTCATGACTTCCCCCTACTTACGCGCTGCAGCCCGCCTACGCGCTCAAGCCGAGCTGAAACTCCAGGCGCGGCAAGCTGAAGACACGACCGAACGCGCCCGCGACGAGGATGGCCGCTTCATCCCTGACGACCCGGCTACTCCTGATGTCAATGAGGCTTGGGTATAGCTGCTCAGACTGAGCCAGCAGACCATCATCACCGATGCCATCCAAGCGCGAATCAATCCTGGCGGCCATCGCAACAACCCTGGTCGGCACCACTGGAGTGAGCACCCGCATCTATCGGTCTCGAGTAGAAGCGTTCGCCAGAAACGAGGCCGGCGCTTTGGTGATCGAGCCAGGCACTGATTCAGCATCAGAGGAGCTGGTCAGCAACTGCAAGATCGACTGGCGGCTGCCGGTGCTGATTGCGGTCTACACCCGTGGCGCAATACCTGATCAGCTGGCCGATCCGATCATCATCAGCCTTCACGCCAAGCTGATGGCAGACCGCACTCTCGGCGGCCTGGCGATGGACATATTCCCCGGCACGGTTGACCCACAGATGGAGAAGGCCGATCAGCCGGCGCTCTGGACCGTCTGCACCTACAACGTCCGCTATCGCTCCAGCGTCACTGATCTGACCACCTAAAGGCGCTCCATAGCCTGTTGTTGGCGTTAGCACCTTGTGATCGTGGCGAAGGAACTTCCCCCTCTCCCATCAGCTGGTGGCTCATACCTATTGGATGCCAAAAAAAACCAATGGGTACTGATCGAAGAAACGCCAGCAGACCTGCCTACCCCCGAGATCATCAATGGCACTGACTCGCAAGCGCCTACTGCTGGCGAAGATTGAGGCCACCTACGGCACCGATCCCACTCCCGCAGCTACAGATGCGGTGCTGGTGTCGGCACTGGAGGTGCAGCCGCTACAGCTGGAGCTGAAGGATCGTGAACTGATCCTGGGCTACCTCGGCAACACTGAAATGGTTGTAGGTCAGCGCCTGGTCAGCGTCAGCTTTGACGTTGAGATTGCCGGCTCTGGCACTGCAGGCACTGCGCCGAAATGGTCAGCACTGATGCAGGCGTGCGGATTCAGTGAAGCCATTGTTGCCAGTACCTCTGTCACCTACGCGCCAATCAGCAGCGCCTTCAAGGGCGTCACCCTCTACTTCTTTGCCGATGGCGTGCGCCACAAGGTCACCGGCTGCCGCGGCACCTGGAGCATGAGCCTGGAAGTCGGCGAGATCCCCAAGATCTCTTTTGAGTTCACCGGCATCTTCAACGCACCAACCGACGAAACCCAGCCGTCACCAACCTTCACGAACCAGGCTGATCCGGTGGTGGTCAATTCCGCCAACACTGCAACGCTGCAGGTGCATGGCTACGCCGCCTGCCTGTCTGCTTTCAGCCTTGACCTAGCTAACGAAACCCCATTCCGTCAGTTGGCCGGCTGCACCCAGCAGGTGATGATCACCGACCGCAAGCCTGAGGGCGAAGTGACAATTGAAGCGCCAACGATCGCCAGTAAGAATTACTTCAGCGCTGCCAGCACGCAGACAGCAGGCCAGTTCAGCTGGGTTCATGGCACCACTGCGGGGAACATCATCACGTTCACCGCGCCGACCGCCACTCTGGGCTCCCCAGAATACGAAGACAGCGACGGCATCATCATGCTCAAGCTGCCATTCATGCCTCAGCCAACCGCTGCAGGCAACGACGAATTCACCCTCGCGCTGACCTGACAAAATGGGCTTCATCCTAGAGCAAACGCCTAGCTTCTCCTGGCCGATCACAATCAGGGAAACCCAAGACGGCGGCCGCTACCGGACCCACACCTTTGAGGCAGTGTTCAAGCGGCTGCCGCAGAGCCGCATGGATGAGATTGCGCTTGATTACCAGCGCATCAAAAGCTATGCGGCACGCGATGAAGTGATTAACGAGCTGCCTACCAGGGCGATTGCTAGCGAGATCCTGATCGGCTGGACTGGCATCTTTGAGCCAGACAACACCACGCAGATCCCCTACTCAGAGGACAGCAAGGCGCAGCTGCTGGAGATTTCAACAGTTGCTGACGTGCTGGTTACCACCTACATCGAGAGCGCTGAGAAGGCCAAAGCAAAAAACTAACAGGCGCTGTGGAGCATCTGCTCCATGGCAGCAGCGCCGATAAAGAGCTGCTTGCTGATGCAGCAGCCTTCGGCTTGACGCTGCCAGACGCAATGCTGGCGCCGAAGGTTTACAGCGTCTGGCCTGAGCACATGGACGTGCTGGAGCTATTCATGCGGTGCATGACGCAATGGCGTTGCGGCGCCAGTGGTGTGATCGGTTTGGACTATGGCGTGGTGTTGCAGATGGCTAGCCTGTATCAGGTACAGGATCTGGCCCGCGTGATGGAAGATCTGCAGATCATGGAACTGCGCGCACGCGACCTGATCAACAAGGAGGCCAAGTAATGGCACAGATGCAGGCGCTGCTGAAGATCAAGGCAGACGTTGAAGGCGAAGGCAAGATCAACGCCCTAGGCCGTGCAATCGGCGGCCTTAGCAGCACTGCTGGCAAGGTGTCTGGTGGGCTGAGAGGCATGGCTGGCGCCGCTGGTGGGCTTAGTGGGGCAATGGGCTCCCTGGTGCCGCTGCTGTCTGCTGCGGGCCTTGCAGGGCTGGCTAAAAGTTCCATTGATGCAGGAAATAAGCTCCACGACCTTTCCCAGCGGACAGGCGTCAGCGTTGAGATGCTGGCCAAGTTCAAGAAAGCAGCAGCACTGTCAGGCACAACCCTTGAGGCTGTGACAAGTGGACTAGGGCGCCTTTCCAAGGCAATGGCTGCAGCGGCCTCATCATCTGACCTTGGGCGAATGACCAAGGCGGAAATGGACAAGGCAAAGGATGCGGTTGAAGATGGCGAAAAAGAGCAAACCAGAATTGTCAAAGCGCAGGCCGATGAGCGCGTGAAGAAGCTGGAAGACGAATCGGACGACAGGCTAAAAGAATTAAACAAGCGCTATCGCAGGGAAGAGCAGTTATTAAATGATCAATTTGACGATCAGGCGGACGCGGCAGAACAAGCGGCAGACAATAGAACTGAAAGCCAGATCAAGGCAGTACAGCGTGAATATGACGCAAGGAAAAAGGCAATTCAATCAAACAAAGCGCTATCCGATGGAGAGCGCGAAAGTCGCCTGAATCAACTGGAAGACAGCGAAGATCGAGCACTTGACATTATCCGCAACAGCGCAGCGGAAGAAAGCAAAGTGCGCAAGCGTGCAGCGCGAGATCAGCAGCAAGCCGTCACAGACCAGTTAAACGAGCGCAAAGCCGCAGAAGAAAAGGCAATTCGTGATCGAGTTGAAGGGCAAAAGCAGATCATCCAGCGAAGCGCAGATGATCAAACGCTGATCATAAAGCGCGCATCTGAGGAATCAATCAAGGCGCTCAAAATAGATCCAGGCGAGTCTGCAATGGCAGATAAGCTAGACGAGCTGGGGCTGACAGGAAAGGGTGCATCAGAGGCATTCCGAGAGCTGCAAGTCAACATCAAAAACTCAGACGGAACACTGCGCAGCTCAGGCGATGTAATGCTTGATATTGCCAATAAGTTCAAGGCCATGAAGGACGGCCCAGAGAAAGCTGCATTGGCATTCAAGCTATTAGGCAAAGGCGGGGCAGAGCTTATCCCGATGCTCAATATGGGCGGCACTGCAATCGAAAAGTTTTCGGTAAAAATGACAGCCGCACTTGCCGAAAAGATGAATACATACTCCGACAAACTAGTAAACCTTGGCGGAAAAATTGGCGGCCTTGGCGCAGACATTGCAATCCTATTGCTTCCTCACCTAGAAAGATTAACGGAAATCCTGCTAAAAGGTGTTGACGCATTTAGAAACTTGGACCCCAACGTGCAGGGTTTGGTCATCACAGTTGGCGGGCTTGCAATTGCGTTCCTGGTGCTGGCTCCGGCTATCTCTGCCGTGATCAGCATCCTTGGCGTTTTAGGCGGTGCGTTGACAGGCCTGAAAATCGGCGCCACCATCGCCGGCTGGGCGGGTGCGATCGGCCCTGCAATCACCGCGATCAGCGCTGCGTTCACCGGGCTACTGACGTTCCTGACCGGCACTTTGCTGCCAGGCCTGATCGCCTTCTTCTCTGGCCCCGTTGGCTGGACCGTGCTGGCCGTGGCTGCCGTGGTGGCGATGGTAGTGCTGTTCCGCAAGCCCATTGGCGACTTCTTCAACTGGCTAGGTGATGCGATCTCGAAGGCGTTCAGCGGGCTAATGAAACTGCTTTATCCGATCTTTGTGCAGCCATTTATTGACATCTGGAACAACGTGCTGCGTGCTCCAGTCACAACGCTCTTCGGCTGGATTGTCGGCTACATCAAGTTCAGTATGCAAACGGCCTATGCGCTTGCCTATCAAGTATTCGTGCAGCCATGGGTAAACCTATGGAATGTCGTCCTGCGCCAACCTGTCACCGATGCGATTACATGGATTCAAGGCGCATGGACGGCTATGGTTGAGTTCTTGCCTAAAGCAATGAGCAGCATTGGAGACAAAGTAAAAAGCATCTTTACTGGTGTAGTCAACACAGTCAAAGACGCAATGCGTAACGTGCTGCAGTTCATCGCTAATGCTGTTAACTCTGTGGGCAGGCAAGTAAACAAGCTGATTGCTGCATTCAACAAGCTGCCAGGGCCTAATATTCCCTTCGTTCCAACGCTCAAAGTGGAGAAGTTCGCCCAGGGCGGCGTCGTAAACGGCCCCACTCTGGCGATGGTTGGCGAAGGCGGCGAGAGCGAGTACATCATCCCAGCCAGCAAGATGGCAGCCGCGTCAGCCAACTACCTGAATGGCGCCAGAGGTGGTGCGGTGATCCCTGCCTTTGCCAATGGCGGCTATGTCGGCAACGGCAACGCCCAGATCAACGTCACCACCGGCCCGGTGCTGCAGCAGGGCGGGCAGCAGTACGTCACCATGGCTGACCTGGAGCGCGCCATGCGCAAGACCGCTGATGGCGTTTACAGCAGCCTGCGCACACCAGCAGGACGCTACGCCGCAGGGGTGCGCTAATGGCTCGCGGTCAATCTCAGTATCTGCGGATCTTCTCAGGCGCCACCACCTACCAGCGGTGGCAGTCCTACTACGTCAACACCAGCGTCAGCTACGGCGGCGCCGTCTGGGCCTATCAGCCATTTGATACTGATGGCATCACCGCTGGCGAGGTGCAATCAGAATCGTCGATCTCGGTCACCCTGCCGGCCACCACCAACGTGATGGAGGTAGTGCTGCAGGCGCTGAATGAAGCGCGGCTGGCTGAGCTTCAGGTCTACGAGTTCGACACCATCCTGGGTAACAGCACTCCACAGGCTGGGCAGACGCTGATCGCGTCTTACCTAGGCGAGGTGGTTGGCGTGTCTGGTGGGTTCACATCAATCCAAATGCAGCTAGGCAGCAGCCTGTCACCAGTTGGCGCTCAAGTGCCGCCGCGCACATTCTCCACCCGGCTGATCGGAGCTCCCTGCAAGTTATGAGCATCATCGGCAGTGATCCCCTTGCCTTCCTGACCGCTCTAGGTGGAGTGGTTGGAACACCCTTGACCGAGGGCGGCGCCAGTGGTGCCGACAACCTGGATCAGAAACAGCGCAGCGCAGTCATCGGTGAACCGATCCCGATTGTGTTCTGCCGCCGCACTGGTGGCACTGGTGGTGTGCTGATCAGTCCGCCGGCAACGGAGGCCCGATTTGAAGACGACGCATCGAGCAACATCACCGCCAGTTACCACCTAGTCCTGAGCGAGGGGGTGATTGACTCGATCCAGGTGCGCGATGTATTTCAGCGCAGCTGCCGGGTGGGCAGTTTCACCCAGACCTATGACCGGCGTGCTGGCACCTTTGTGGCCGGCAACTTCATCAGCAACACGCCAAACCTAGAAGCACCCGGATACTGCGGAACAGGTGGCACTTATGAAGGGCTGAGCACAATGGCGTTCTCGGTCACTATTCCGGCGGGGTTCGACCAATGGAACCGCCAGGTGCATTGCTTCATCCGTGGCGGAATCTACGTCACACGGCTGCTTGATAACGTCAGCGGCCCCAGCAACAACGTGGCCGATCTGCTGCTGTATCTGCTGCGCAATAGCTCTAGGGTGCCCGAGGCGATGATCGACACCGCCACCAGCTTTCTGGCAGCAGCGACATTCACCAACACCAACGGATTTTGGTTTAACGGTGTGGTGAGCGAATCCACCAACCTGCGCGATTGGATCAGCGGCACCCTTCGATACTTCCTACTGCGTCAGGCACGCATCGGCGGCAAAGAAGCACTCAAGCCACTGGTGCCAACCAACGCCAACGGCACCATCAAGACCACAGCAGTGAGCTGGGTGTTCACGTTCACCGAGCGGCACATCATCCCAGACAGCTTTGAGATCACCTACACGCCACTAGCAGACCGCAAGCCGTTCTGCGCTGTGATGTTATGGCGGCAGCAGGACGATCTAGGCATCCCGGTAATGCGCACTACTGAGGTGCGTTACACCGGCGCTGCTGTTGATGGACCCTACGAGCAGCACGATCTGAGTGGGTTCTGCTCTACTGAAAACCACGCAGTCAAGGTTGGCGCTTACATCATCTCAAAGCGGCGGCACGTTAGCCACCGGCTACGGCTTGGCGTAAAGCCTGATGCCTTCAACTCAACGCTAGGCGCTGGTGACCTGGTGCGCGTCAGGCTAGAGCGCATTGCATCCACTGGTGCGGATAGCGTTCACGACTACCTCTACGAGGTGGACCGCATCGGCAAAAGCATTGGCGGTGAAGTGCAGCTTGATCTGACGCACTTCCCGGTTGATGCCAACCTTGCCAGCGTGGTGGCGCTGGAGGTAAACGCAGCAACTGGATCTGGCTTGCTATTGCCGACTGGATTGAGCGGCATTACTTGCGATGTGAACTCATCGGGGGATACCAGTGTGCCAGCTGAGACGTTTACAGAGGGAGTGTTCTCTGAGTATGGAAGTAATATCAGCAACCTTGGTGGTGGTGATGATGGTGGTGGTGGTGGTGGTGAGTTTGGCGATGCTGATCCTACAGATGACAACGCTGATGATGGGAAGGACAATCAGCAAAATGGCCCATATGACAGTTGGCCTGAATGGTATCCAACTCCTGATAGCCCTGAATGGCCTCCGTCATTCCCTACCGCTACAGCCCCAACCACAGATTTAGGCGGCTGGGTGGTGCCAGTCTTCCCGACCATACCAGGGGATCTGCCTTGGGTAAACTTCCCGCCAAGTTTTAGAACGGTGATAGGCCACGGCGGCGGAGTGCGTGGCGTCATGTTCGCAGATAAGTCATGCACGGTAACAGGCATTTTCGAAGCACCAGTTACCCAGACAGTTACGACGCCTGGCCCGTCAACTGCTAGTCAGCATCCAAAGTCTATCTTTGCTAAGTATTTACCTGGTACAGGGTGCGGTGGATGGGGAAGTTGGTCATTGCTCTATATAGATTATAATGGAAACATAGGTGGCTTTGCGGGATCAGCCGGGGGTGATAGCAACATCTGGATTGTAGAACCTGTAGTTGAATTTTACTGGGAGGAGACTTAACCCATGGCAACCTTCCCCACGCTGACACCATCCAGCCGCACCTTCACGCCAGGACGGCACCCGCACTCGGAGATTCCCACGCTTGATGGGTTACAAGTTCGCGTGCGCACCAGCAACGTCATTCTGGAGCAGCAACTGCGGCTGACGTTCCTAGGGCTGACAGAGGCGCAGATGCTCAGCATTCGCAGCCACTACATCGGCCAGCAGGGGCGCTTCCTTTCCTTTGCCATCCCCACCAGCCTGCTCAGTGGAATGACCACGCCGGCCAATTTCACACCAACCGGCTACAGCTGGATATACGCAGGGGCGCCACAGGTTGAAGACATCCCCTGCGCTCAGCGTTACAACGTCAGCATTGAGCTGGTGACGATCCCACCAGAAGGCGCCAATATCAACGGCGCTGAGTTTACTGTTGGCATCACATTTGCAACGGTCACGCCGCTGGCGCAGACAATCACCATCAGCTTTGCGGCTGGTGTGTCTGGCGTTGAATCGCCAGGCCTTGATCTCACCATTACCGCATCGCTGCTAGCGGGTGCTGCGACTGGCAGCTAATCTGTAACTATTACCCGGCATAGCCATGGCGTCCCTGATCTACAACTCAGCCATTGACGACATGGCGCGCAACAATATCGACTTTGACACCAATACCTTTAAGGCAATGCTGGTGACTAGCACCTACACGCCTGACAAGGACACGCACGACAAGCGCAACGATGTAACCAATGAAGTCAGCGGCACCGGCTACACCGCAGGGGGCGTTGCATCGGCTGTCACAGTCACCAAGGACACCGCTAACGACAAAGTAACCATTCAGTTCGGCGCCGTCTCCTGGGCTAGCAGCACGATCACTGCTCGCGGCTGCGTCTACTACAAATCCAGGGGCGGGGCATCAAGCGCTGATGAGCTGGTGGCGTATGCCGATTTCGGCTCTGATGTCAGCTCGTCCGGCGGCACCTTCTCAGTGGCAGCCAGCACCATCACGCTAGCGAATTAATGGCCACGTTCCCTGAGCTGGAACCTGCCTCCCGCAGCTACGACTTCGGGCTATTCCCGCTGACCGAAGAACCCAGCATCAGCGCTGGCATCGTCAGGTTCAGGCACAGCATCACGCCGCAGAACTACCAGCTGACGCTGGGATACGTCGATCTGACCGACGCGGAGGCAGCGCTGATCCGCGAGCACTTCCAGGGCCAGGGCGGCGGTTACCGCAGCTTTCAGCTGCCGGCAATCGTTTGGCGTGGTCACACGTTCAGCGGCAACGTGGCGCCAACCAACACTCGCTGGCGATACACCGACGCACCACAGGAAGAACACCGCAGCGCTGGGTACGTCAACGTGACCGTGGCGCTTGGCTCTGATGGCACGATCGACGCTGAGCTAGGGCTGCAACCAATTGATCTGACCATTGCTGGCGGTGCTGCCACAGGCGCTTAATCCATAGCCTGAAGGCAAAGCAGCGCAGACCCGTGATCGAAGTTCTAGCCGCTGTGGCCGGCGCCTCTATCACCTGGGCCGCGATGGGCAGCATGGGCTTTGCACGGCGCAACGACGAGGCACGCGAGGCCGTCATTCGGCTCACCGCAGGAGTTGAAAACATAGCCACACAGCTACAAATTCTTCACACCGACATCAAGGACGAGCGCAAGGAGTTGTTCGGCCGCATCGGCAGCGTCGAGCAGCGCATCAGCAAGCTGGAGGGGCAGAAATGACCACCGCACCTACCGAGCGCAGCTACCTGCTCCGTTGCCTGGTGGCACTGCTGGCCACCGGCATCGTCATTAGCGCCATTGACCTGGCCGGCTGCCGCATCCGCACACCGGCTAGCTGCGATGCCCAATCCAGCGCAATCAGCGCAGCAGTTGGCGCCGCTGCCGGCTGGATCGGCGGTCTTCTCGTACCTACAAAACCATGACCAAAATTTTCCGCTCTATCTCGCTTCAGATTGGCCGCTTCCTGCTCAGCATGGCCGTTGATCGTGCGCTCAGGAATGAGCTGCCGATGATCTTCGCCCGGCTGGATCTAGAGCTGCCTTTCATGCTGGTCAATAAGGCCAAGCCGCTGACGCTGCAGGCTGCTGTTACCGATGCCATTGAAGAGAAGTTAGGCGGCATTGCTACCGCCACCCAGGTGAGCGCAGTGCTGGGCCTGTATGACCCCGTGAAAGCCGCCCTTCGCAACATCAACCGATGACCTACGCCACCGTTCGCTCTGCCGCTGAGCACATCGCCCGCACCGGCAAGATCACGCCGCAACAGCTGGCGGCGTTCTCGGGATTGGATGAGGGCCTGACCGCTGCGCAGAAGCAGGCGTTCACCGAGCTGTGGCGAGCGGAGGGAAGCCCGGCGGCTAAGCAATCAGACCTGGCTGCGGCGCTGAAGCTCATCAAGGAGTTTGAGGGTTGCCACCTTGATGCCTACGCCGACCCGCTCCACGGCTGGGACGTGGCAACGATCGGCTTTGGTACTACCCGCTACGGCGACGGCCGCAAGGTTCAGCGGGGCGACAAGATCAACGCCATTGAAGCCGACATGCTGCTGCGGCAGGAGGTGGATCGCATTGCTGAAAAGCTCCGCGCCACTGTGCCGTTCTGGGTGGCGATGGCCGATCACCAGAAATGCGCGCTGATCTCATTCGCTTATAACCTCGGGAGCGGTTTCTATGGCGTGGCGGGCTTTGAAACCATCAGCCGCGAGCTGCGCGAGAAAGATTGGTCAGCAGTGCCAGCCGCCTTGCTGCTCTACCGCAACCCTGGCACCAACGTTGAAGCCGGCCTGAAGCGGCGCCGCGAGGCCGAGGGCAAGCTATGGGCTGGCACTTCGCAGCAGCAACCGCCGGCCAAGTTGAGCCCGGCCAGTGCGTTCACGGCGCGCATGACGCCGCACATCACCATCGGTGAGTTTGCGCTGAATCAGGAGGCACGGCGCTTTGATCACCAGCACCAGGTAGACACTGCCGCTGAGCTGGCTGCGTTCCTTGAGCGGGTGCGCGTTGCCTTTGGTGGCAAGCCGGTGATCATCACCAGCGGATACAGGCCAGCGGCGATTAATCGTGCAGTTGGTGGCGCCAGTTCGTCGGAGCACCTCTACAACGCGCCAAGCATCGGAGCGGTGGACTTCTACATCCAAGGCGCAGACATCAACGCTGTGCAGGCGTGGTGCGATAAGGAGTGGCCCTACAGCCTGGGATACGGCGCGCCCAAAGGATTCGTCCATCTAGGCATTCGCGCTGGCCGTCCTCGCGTGCGATGGGATTATTGACATGAGCACCGAACGCACCTACCAATGCCGGCGCACTAAAGCGTGTCGCGCGTGGATTGCTGAATCCAAAATTGAATGGGTGCAAGTCTCTAGCGGCCGGCGGCCTGTGTGCAAGCCAGGCATGTGCCCGAAGGGAAATCGAAATGATACAACCGCAGAGCTGTTGGCCTTGCAGCTGGAGGTGCGCCGCCTGAAGGGTGCTGCCAAGAGCGCCAACGATGGCCAGGAGCGGGCAATTGGCGAGGTAGAGCGACTGCAAGAGCAGTTGACGACCGCTCTGGACATCGTGGATTGTCCAACCGATCTGGCAATCCTCCCGCCACCGATTACTGCCGTTTCTACATCAGTGCCGGTGCTGCTGTGCTCCGATTGGCACTGCGGCGCTGTGGTGCGTCCAGCATCGGTGAACGACCTTAATGAGTTTGATGTAGGCATCTTCCACGAACGCGCCCAGGGCCTGTTCCGCAATGCTCTCAAGGTGGTGAACATGGTCCGCTCAACCACGACCATCACCGAAATGGTGGTATGGCTTGGCGGTGATCTGATCGACAACTGGCTCCATCCTGAGCAGGTCCAGATGCAGGAGCTGAGCCCAACGCAGCAGCTGATTGAATGCGAGCGCGCCATTGTGGCGGGCCTCGGCTACCTGCTGGAGCACGGCGACTTTGAGCGGATCATTGTTCCCTGCAGCCATGGCAACCATGGCCGGACGACGCAGAAGATGCAAGCCGACAACAGCCACGCCACCAGCTACGAGTGGTTGATGTATCAGAGCCTGCAGCGGCACTTCCGCAATGAGCCGCGCATCGTCTGGCAGATCGCTGATGGCAACGTCACCTACCTTAATGTGCTGGGACAGGTGCTGCGCTTTCACCATGGCGATGCTTGCCGCTACCAGGGCGGCATTGGTGGGCTGACCATCCCGCTGACGAAATGGATTCACCGCGCAGATCAAGCAATCCGCGCTGATCACACATTCCAGGGGCACTTCCATCAGCTAACGCTGGGCCCGAACTGGTCAGTAAACGGCAGCTTGATTGGCCCCACTGCCTACGGCTTGAAGCTGGGATTTGCACCGGAGCGACCGCAGCAGCTGATGCGGTTTATTGACTCCCAGCGTGGCTTCACAATCTCGGCGCCCATCCTCACCGATTGAATGGCCTTCGACCATCAGATTGATGGAACCGAGCTACTACCCAAGCGCACCACCAAATCTAGATTCAGGGCCAGGATCTTTGCCGAGTGGAACCACGCCTGCGCCTACTGCGCCGAATCAGCCGACACGCTTGATCATGTTGTGGCTCGCATATCAGGCGGCCTGACGGTTGCTGAGAACTTGGTGCCGGCGTGCCGGCGCTGCAATGGTGCGAAATCGTCGGCAGATTGGCGTCACTGGTTTGCTGCTCAGGAGTGGCACTGCATTGAGCGTGAAGCGCGGATTAGCAGGTGGATCAGCTAGGCGCCGCCCTGTGCACCACATTGCCCTGTTCAGAAGTAATAGCCGGGGGATGGATCGCGCCGCACGCGCCTTGCTTTCCCCTACTGGGTGTTGTATGGCTTTCAGCCCGAAGGCGTCAGGCTCCCCGGCTAGTAAAAACCCCCTTGATGGGCGGTGGGCATTGATCAAAGAGCCGATTGAAAGGCAGTCATCTTGTCCATGGCAACAGTGCAAGCCTTTTCTGCCTTGATGCGGGTGGCGGCTGGTGCTTTGGCGGCCAGAGCAGCGTGGTAAGCGTTGCGGGCGGCAGTCATCTCGGCGCGGATGGCCTTAAAAGCGGTGATCTGGGTAGCGGTCATGGCTGGTAATGCGGTGGGGTCTCCCCCTTGACCTCCAAACAATAACCCATCCGTTGCGGTTCCGCATCGGCACCAGCAACATTCATTGATAATCGGCCAGCTCCAGCACCCTTGCCAGCGGGATCATCGCCACCTGAGGCACCACGGCATTGCCTAGGGCTTTAAGACGGTCCACCCGACCGGAAAGCCCATCATCTCCTCGACAAAGGACGGGCTCAGATAGGTAGCTGCGCCAGTCGGGAGACAGTCGGGCAATCGCTGAGGGCCATGGCGCTCCGCTGCTTCCCAGTTCGTCCGGCCCTTCCAGTCGTTGGCGCATGGGGTCAGGAGTTGCCGCCCGATCACCGTCTCCAGATTTGGGAAGCGCTTGCCCTCCAGGTTGCCCCTGCTGTCGACCGGCGCCGCCATGGCTGAGCATGTGCGTGGGGTGGGCAGTTGGCTTGGATACTTCTGCGTCGGTATGCCCATCTCCAAGCAGATCCTTTCGGTCACGCTGTCCCCGTATCCGTGGTTCGTCCTTCCTGGCTCCTGTGCCCGTGGCGTAGGCAACGCACCACCACCTGTCACGCTGATGGCAGGCACCCACAGCCGCTGCCGGTATGCACGCCCATTCCGCGTCATACCCTGCCTCGGCCAGCGCTCCAAGAACGGTGTCCATTCCTCGGTGAGTGATCGCTGCGACGTTCTCCAGGACGATGTAGCGCGGTCCCACCAGGCGAACGACTCTGAGCAATTCGTAGAACAGGCCCGATCGGCTGCCAGCCAGGCCGGCACCCTTTCCGGCTTGGCTGATGTCCTGGCAGGGAAATCCACCGCAAATAATGTCAGCTGATCCGGGCTCAGGTTGGAAGGTGCAGATGTCATCGTGAATAGGAACAGTGGGCCAATGCTTCGCCAGCACTTGCTGGCAGTAAGGGTCACGCTCGACGAACTGAACCGTCTCAATTCCGCCAAGCCAGCGAGCAGCTAGGGAGAAGCCGCCGATGCCGCTGAAAGTGTCGATCATGCGCAGAGTCACGGCGCCACCACCAGCACTAACTGCACCCCAATCACCTCACGCCTGTGCCGCCGCTGCTTTGGTCGTGGCGAGGGCCGCACCCTGCACACTGCCACCAGCACCAGCTGCACCGAGTGCGATGCTAGTGACGACTGGAGGCGCTCTAGGCGTGACTCCAGCGCCCGAATGCTAAGCCCTTCCTGCTGGGCCAGCTCAGGGCGTGGCATCTCGACGCCATCAAGGCCCCAGGCCATCACCAGCAGCCGCTGATCTGACACCGGCAGCCGGGCGATCATGTTGCGCAACAGCTCAGCATGGCGCCATCGCTCGCGCTGTTCTTCCTCATCCTCAATGCTCCGGTCGAACGATGCGCAGGTGGAGCCCAGCTCCAGGCCGTCGTCGGTGATGATCTGGTCGAGGCTGGAGATGCTGCGGCCGTTTTCAATCACCTGCTCCAGCACCTGCATTGATACGCCCAGCTCGATGGCAATCTCTTCGCGGGTGGGAGTGCGGTTCAGCTCCTGCTTGAGGCGCCTGGTGATCGGCCCGATGCGGCCTAGGTGTTGGCAGTGGCTGCCGGGAATGGAGATCAGGCGGGAATGCTGATCAGCCCAGCGGCTGACGGCCTGGCGAATCCACCAGTAGGCATAGGTGCTGAACCTGTAGCCGCGGGCTGGATCGAAGCGCTCAGCAGCAGTGATCAGGCCCATGTTGGCGGCCTGGATCAGGTCTTCCTGCGCGTGCGCCTTGGCCAACCGGAAGCAGCGCTTGGACACATACGAAACCGCCAGCCGCAGGTTGGCCTGCACAAAACGATCACGGGCCCGCATCCCACGGCGCCTGATACCTGGCGGGCACGGCTCAGGGTGCTGCTGCCAACGCTGGATGATCGTGCCCAGCTCAATCTCCTCAGCAGGGGTGAGCAGCGGTATTCGGCCAATCGTGTCTAGCCACCAGCTCGCGGCCACGGGATTGAGATTGTGAAGACTGGCCCACTATAGGGGTGCAGATGCGGAACCAAAACGCTAGGGTTGGCGGGTTCACTGCAAACGGCCCATGGCCACCCTCTTCGACCTCACTGGCGAAGCCCTGCACCTTCAACGACAGATCAACGAATCAGCTGAGCTCCTCTTCAGCGATGACCTAGGGGAAGCTGCCGAAGCCACCGCAAAGCTCGAAGCGCTGATCGCCTTTGAATCAGGCAACCGCCAAGCGCTGGAATCCAAGGCCGACGCCTGGTGCTGGGTGATCGATCACATGCGTGCCCAGTCCGCTGCCCGGGCCGCTCACGCTCAGCGCCTCAAGGACTTAGCCACCAGCGCTGAGCAGCAGGCCGACGCATTGCAGGAGCGGCTGATTGCAGCGCTCCAGAAGGTAGCACCTGATGAGACGAGCTGGGAGCTGCCAGAGCACAAGATCACCAGCAGGAAGTCAACCGCTGTTGATCTTGCCTGTTCGGCGTGGACTCTGCCCGAGCAGTTCCAGCGGGTGAAGACCACCATCACCGCCGACAAGACCGCGCTAGCCGCAGCACTCAAAGGTGGTGCGCAGATTGAAGGTGCCGCATTAGTCGAGCGTCGTAGCTGGAGCATTAAATGAACAGCACTGCCCGCCTTGAGTGCGATGGCGCACTGTCTGACCTGATCCTCCAAGCAGCGCGGCAGGCCATCCCCGCCGACGTTAATCGGCTGATCACGCTGCCCGACTCCGGCCGCCGCAACAACCCAATCCTGCCGCTGCTGGTGGGGCTGATTGATGCCACGCAGCAGGTCGCACAGGCCGTTGCTGATAACGCCTGGGATGAATCCCTACCGCTGGACCGCGAGCTGATGAGCGACCTGGCCCGTCAGTCGCGTGCCATCGCCACAGCAATCGAAACCGCCAGCGCCTGCCCTGACTCCAGCACCTGAGCCATGCCGTACTTCATCACCTACCGCAGCAAGAACAATGAAACGATCAGCATTGAGTGGATTGTGCCGACTGGTTGGAGCACAGCTGCGATCTACGCATGTTTCAAGCAGCAATACCCGGGCGCCACGGTTATCAGCCTTGAGGCCTTGCAGTGATCGGCCTGTGGTTTCGCTGGCTGTCTACAAGGCGCAACGCCGGCGTGCTGTGCTTGCTGCCCAGGCCGCTGCCCGTCGCCGAACCGTGATCAGCCTGGCGCTCTGCCTGCTGGGCCTGGTTGCCTGCGTGGCGGTGCAGGAGCGAGACGTGCAGATCCAGCCCGCTTATGGAGCAATGCAATGATTCATGAACTTCTCAACGCCGACCCTTGGCGCTTCGCTGCTGGTGATGAGGTCTACATTGCCGGCCATAAGCAGCTGCCAGCCAAGGTAACTGCGGCATTCGGCCACGGCCGATCAAACTGGCCGCATTACCTAGTGGTGGATCACCAGATGCACGAATGGACCGTGCCGCAGCAGTGCCTGTCTCGTTTGCCGGTGGTGCCGTGAAGCAGGAGTGTTTGAAGTGTGGCGGATCAACGCTCGTATTTGGATCGCGGACGACCAAATACGGGCGTTATCGGCGTTTTCAGTGCAAGAACTGCCAGCACCGTTTCAACATTACCTATAGCGAGCAAAAGGCTGAGCGGTTGATTGATGACGCGGCGGTGATAGCAATTCGTCAATCAACCGACAACTATCAATTACTGGCAGATCAGCATGGCTGTAGCCGTGAGTTGATTCGGCAGATTCGCAACGGTTTGATTTACAAAGATCTGTTGCCTGGGTGGTTTAGATCACCACCTAAAGCAGGTGACCCAAATTGCGAGCAGTGCAAGTTCTGGAGTGATAGCTATGGCTGCAGCATGGGCTTTCCTGATCCAGAGATCGAGGGCCCACGGTTTGCCCGTGATTGCTCAGTGTTTGATGCGGTCACCCCACCAGCAACCTCCGCGCCGTGCTGCGTGAGCACCCAAGGCGATCAGCAATGCGCTGCTGGGTGAGCCCAGCCTGGCGCCACCTGCGGGCACGTTGCTGGCGGCTCTCGGTGGCCCAGAGCAGTACGACGATCGGCAACAGAACAAACGCCGCCACCCAGGCGGCAAGGCAAGTAATAGACATGGCTGGAAATGCTTTGGTGCGTCAGCCGGGGCGCTCAGGCCTCGCCGGTTGACGCATGCAGCATACCATGCCAAGGGTCACTGGCCCTGCAACTCGGCGGCGATGGCAAGGAATTTATCGCGTACTTTGCAGTGGTTGCGAATAGCTGCAAGTGCAAGCAATGCCTTGTCGGTGTCATTTGGCTCCGGCACCACCTGATCAGCAGCAGCAACCAGGGCGGCGGCAATGCACTGTTTGTAAACCGGATCGTTCACTACGTTGAAATTTCCGTTAGTAGCGGCAACCATTACCGCCTGAGCGGCGGGGGAAAGGGGTTCATTCATTGGTGGCCTCGGGGGTGGGTAGGGCGTTGAAAGGGAGCCAGTGAGTGTATGTGTACATTTCAGCTCTTGTCCTGGTTCGGATATAAGTCCAATCCCAAAAACAGCTTTCTCTATCCCACATCCAGCAGTTGCCATCTTCGTTAACATCGTCTGGCCCTGGCAGGCGCTCGCTTACAGGCACTGGCTGCGGCGTAGGGTGGCCAAAGCGGGCAAGGACGGCGCGGGCGTAACCGAACTCGTCATAAACAGACCGGGTCCAGCCGTCTTCGCCAACAAAGCTGAACGGCTCGGCAAGTTCTTCAAGTTCCTCATCCGTCGGCCCTTCCGCCTCGGGCTGGGCCAGCAGTGCGCGGGCGCGGCGGGCGATCTGAACACAGTCGATGTGGCTGTCATCAGACAGGACGGCTTCTATCAGCTCAGCGCACATGGCGCGGTAGGGGTTAGTCATTGCGCACCCTCAAGCTGCACCCACTCGCCGCACCAATCACCACCTGCAACGATCGGCCACTCTGATCCGCGAGGGCCAATTTGTGGCGCGTGGCGATGGCAGCGCCAGACGCCGGGGATTTCGTATCCAGGCCTGCGGTATCGGCAGTTTCCGCACTGCTGCTCAGCCAGTGGTGGGAACTTCATGCCTCCACCTCCAGCACCTGGCGGCGCAGAGCGGTGAGCACTAGGGCGTTCACGCCGCCGCGGCTGAGCTGATCCAGCTGGAGATCAATCAGCATCACCACCCGATCGCGCTCAGCCATGCCGCCTTGCTGCCAGGCAGACCGCACGGCGGCGGATTCGGTGAGCAGCTCAGCAGCCTGCGCAACGGACTGCTCACGTTGCTCCAGATCAGCCAGCAGGGTGTCTAGCTGCTGGCGGGCTTGGGTTAGGCCGTCCATTAGAAAGGCACGTCTGAATCGGACAGTGGCGCTGTGTTCCATGCCGGCTGTGGTGCGTTGGCGCGGGCTGGAGCCGGGGCCGGCGCTGCTGCCGGCGCTGCCTGACGTGGCTTGCCTGCCAGCGCCCACTCATCAACCAACACAACTAGGCCGGTGCGCTGTTCGCCGGTGTTGCGGTCGGTCCAGGTCTCCGACTTCACCCGGCCGGTCACATCCACCAGGTCGCCCTTGCGGGTGGCATCGGTGAAGGCCTGCGCTTTCTCGCCCCAGATTTCGAGCTTGAAGCCGTCAGGCTCCTGGCCGTCGTCACGCTTGGCGCCTGGCCTGTTGATCAAGATGCGGACGTTGCAGACGCAATTACCAGAATCAAAGGAGCGCAGTTCAGGATCGCGGGCCATGCGGCCGATGAAACGGTGCTGGCTGGCGCGCAGGACTTGAGTGATGAGGTCTGACATGGTGGGGGGTTGTGGTTCGGTAAGTGAATCGCCGCAGGTCAGGCAGACCAGGCGGCAGGGAGATCGTCGTCAAGGACGGTGGTTGCGCCGTTGCAGCGCACCACGGTCTCGGCGCTGACGCCGGCGCCGGCCAGCCTTTGCAGGATGCCGACCGGCAGCTGATCCAGCGAGTGGGCTTCGCCATGGCTTAGCTCCGATACCAATGCGTCTAGGCCTTCACCAGTCAGGCCAGCATCACCGCAGGCAACAAAGGCCTGGTTGATCAGCTCAGGCGATGGAGACGCCGGTGCTGGTGCTGGCTCCGTCACCGTGACCGGAACCACCTCATCGCTGCCAAGCTCCTCGGGCGTGTAAGCCGGGTGGCCGCCGAGAGCATCGGGGCAGTGGGTGCGCATCCCGGCGGTGAGCGCACGGGAGAACAGCATTGCCTCGGGATAGCTGCGCCAAGTCGGGTTCTTGAGCAGGCCAGCCCGCTCGGCCATCTCGATGGTGAATAGTTCCTCGCCCAGCAGTTCCCCGCGGGATAGGAATCGAATCCGGCAGAGCTGCGCGGTTTTCTCCACCACCCGGTAGTCGTAGTCAGGGTGGCGGCGCACGGCCTGGGCGAGCAGGTTGGCGCTGAACGCTGGCCGGCCGTTGATTACGTGAACCCCAGTGGCGCTGGCAAACGGGCTGAATCCTGCCTCCATGCCGGCCATCAGGCGTATTGCGCACTCGGCTACCAGGGTCTCCTGGTTGCCGGCACGGCCGAACAGGCCGGACGCAGCAAACACCCGAGCAAGGCGCGCCAGATCGTCAACGGACTGGACCTGCAGGCTGAGCGTGCTGGTGCCCGGCGCAGTGAGCGCTGAGCTGTTTTGAATCGCCATGGCGGTTAGCGGGTGGTTCTGCAATTATAGGGGATTGGTTCTCCTTTGCACCCCTTTGACTAGGTAAGTCGCAATATCGCTGCGGCATCATCAACGGAGCGGGCAATGCCGGCCAGTCCTCCAACAGCGTTGATGTGATCTAGGAATTGCACCTGCTGCGCCGTTGGCCTGCCCGTGGCTGACTTCACCTCCAGCGCCACAAACTGAGCCACGCGATCGACCACCCGGTAACCGATCAGATCGGAGCTGCCAACGCACAACCCAGCGTGCAGCGGCCGGCCCTGCCGGATAACTACATCACCGGGACGCAGGCCGGCGGCGATGGCTTGGCGGTTCCCTGCCGAGACCTTGGTGGCCTGGCCTGCCCAGCCGGTGCCGACGTTGTTGCGCCACAGCCTGACGCTGCCGCTGCCGTAAGCAAGCAGGATCTGCTGCTGGGTGATGTGCTCGCTCATGGCGGCAGTCAATCGAGCACCGGCCCCGCACCCCGCAATGCCTCAAACGTCATTCCCAGCGCCGTCACCGTCCGCCGCTGACGAATCGCCAGACTGATGCAGGCCTGCGTTACATGGAGTTCACGGGCCGCGGCGCCACAACTGCTGTAGATCTCGCCCGTCTCGACGCACCTCACCCGCCAGTCACCCATCGGCCGCGGATGCTGCTCTGCAATGGCATCGGCCAGATCACGATCCTCAAGCAGCAGGAACAGAGCATCAGCGCTGAACCCACCGAACACCCGTGGCATAGCCCGAGCCAGCCGGCGCCATGATCTGCGGTTGATGTAGCGCGTGCCACCAGTCGTCTGCGGATCAAGAATCCTGGCGATGGGCTTCCGCCTTAGCCATGCATCGACGCGGCTGCCAGGGCAACCCAGGATCTCCCCTGCGCCGTAGGTCGTGGTCCACTCGCCGGTACGGGCACGGCAGAACTGCCTGGAGCGTCGCATCCTCATCACAATTGCCTTATCCGTTCGCCGCGGCCAACCCTCGGCGGTGGCCTTGTAGTGCATGCTCCGGAGCAGCGTCGGAAATGGCACATCACCCGCCAGGCTCTCTAGGTGGTCGAGTTCGGGCTGCGTCCAGCGTGGGGGTGTGGTCACGCCACCAGCTCCCTCACCCTGGCCTTCCCACTGCGCAGGCTGCGCGCTGCCATCACATGCCGGGCCCAGCCGGCTGGGTTCTTCATCCCGCGGCGGCGGCCGATGGCAATCAGCTCATCAAGGGTGTTGGCTTGGGCCTGCTCGCGCTTCCGGTCAACGCTGGTGACTTCCTGCAGCTCACCATCAACATGCACCAGCTCCCGGCGCTCAGCGACGAACTCATGACCGCAGTCGGGGCACTCACGGGCGGCGCTCGGCATTGCACTGAAACAACGGGGGCAGACCTTCACCGATGGCGCCTTCTCGGGGTCGCGCTTTGGTGTGCCGTCCAACGTCCACTCATGCACCATCAGCGGATGGCCTAACCGGGCGCAGTTGCCAACGTGGTCAAGGATCAACAAGTCGCGCTTGCCCGGGGCAATGCGCAGGCCGCGGCCGTTGCCCTGCAGCCATGCCGTCAGGCTTGACGTAGGCCGTAACCAGATCACTGCGTCGATCTCGGGCACGTCCACCCCGGCGATCCACAACTGAGCGCAGGCCACCAGATCAAGCCGGCCGGCACGCAACCCGGCGATTGCCTCGCGGCGTTCGGCGTCGTCGCTGTTGCCATGCACCGTCATCGCCCGGTAACCGGCCTCGCGCCATTGGGCCGTTACTGCTTCCGCATGAGCAACGGTTGTGGTGAAAGCAACCCCACGGCGGCCGGCGCAGAGCTTCTTCCAGTGGCCCAGCGCATCACCTACCACCGCAGGCCGCGACATCACAGCACCAGCCTGGCCCTGGTCGAAGTCACCACCGCGGCGGCCAATGCCTGAGAGATCGGCGCCTGGTGGAGCAAACACCCGCACTGGCGCCAGCAGCTGCTCACCGATCAGATCTGCTGTGCTGCAGGTATAAACCAGCAGGTCAAATACTTCGCGCAAGCCGCGGCCATCAAGGCGCTGCGGTGTGCCGGTCAGGCCCAGCAGCAGGGGATGCCCAGCAGCGGCGATCACCTTCTGATAGCTGGTGGCAATGGCCAGGTGGCACTCATCCACGATGATCAGGTGCGGCCGCGGCAGGCTGGGCCGGCGCACTGCGGTCTGCACTGCGACCACCTGCACCATCTGGCTGTAATCAGCTGACCTGCCGGCGCGAATGCTGCCGTGGCTGATGCCGCCGGCCGTGAGCCTGGCGCTGGTGTCGTCGAGGATCTCGCGCAGGTGCGCCAGAAACCACACGTTGCGGCCCTTGGCGACAGCCTGCCGCACAATCTCGGTGGCGGTGGCGGTCTTGCCGAAGCCCGTGGCAGCAACCAGGATCGGTGCCCGTGAGCCTGAGGCGTATGCCTGGCGTAGATCGGCTAGGGCTTGGAGTTGGCGGGGGCGAAGTTCAATCATGGTGCTTCCGCAACCGGAATAAGGCGAACCATTCCGCGGCCGGCTCGGGTGATATGAAAGCCGCCTCTGGTAATGCCGCCGGGATTCTTGCTAGGTACGAGTTGCATGGTCAGGGCTCGGCACTTCATTCCAATCCGCTTGGCAGCATCGTCAACGCTGACGGAATCGCCAACCAGCACCGCAGAATCCATCACCAGTAACGACTGTTGGGCTTCATGCGCGACCGTTGTCGGTGGCTCGAGCGTCAGGTCAACGTCCCCAGCGTGGGGAAGCCGAATCCAGCTGCCGTCCTTCATGCGGTGAAAGTCGGCGGCGGCGCCTGGAATGAATCGGAGCTTGCCCAGATCGCGCAGTCTTTGCTCGTCCATTACCTCGGCAGCGGTGACAGCTGAAGCGCTCTCAGCCAGCTGCAGGGCTTCGCGGATGCGGTCCAATTCGCCTTTCCGCAAAATTGACAGGGCCATGGCCTCGGCGGGCTGTGGCTGGCGTGGGCGGCCGGCCGTGCGCTTCCTTTCCGCTACCTCCGCCCGAGTGGGCACCTCGCCAACGGCGCAGCGCTCCATAAACCACTCCCGCACATCTTCTGGAGTGGCGTCGGCGGAAAGCAGGAACAGGGTTGTCGTATCCGTGGCTCCTTCCAAATGATCAACATGTTGATCGTTTACCCATGCCGCGGCCTTGATCAGCTGACTTGCGTGGTTTGGCTTCAAGTGACACGCCTGCTGCACCCAAGGCAGATAAGCCCCATGGGGAAGGCGATCCTTTGCCTGCTGCAGAAGGTGGCCAGCCTCTAAGACTTTCTGAACGGCGCCGCTGATGTTTGATCGAATTGTGCCAGCGGCGGCCATTGCCCAATCCTGAAGCCGCTGATCCTGAAGATGCTCGTAGTTGAAGTTTTGCGGCACTTCAACGGCAATAATATCTACGGTGGTGGTCATCACTGCTGCTTCCCAAGCTTGCGGATTGCCCATTCGCGGAATTGCTGCAGCGTCACCACGCCAAACAACTTTCCGCCGCTGCGGTGCTTTTCATTAAATCGCGCCGACCATCCTGCAACTCGATCTGAAATTATTGAGGCGTCGTACACCACAATTGTTGGCAGATCAGCAAACTGAACAATCTGGTGAAGCAAATAGTACAAGCCGAGATCCTTGTCTCTGACATTGAGGCGCATTGCCGATTCAATGTAGAAGCCGCGGGCCAAGCGGGCGTCGGCTTTAGCCCTAACTGTGCCCACCTTGAAGTCAGGGCGCTTTTCTTCCCCAAAATCACACAAAAAAGCCCGTTGGTATTGCTCTTCAAATTTGATGCCTAGCGTTTCAAGGATTGCTTTAATGGCATTTTCTCCAGTAGCGCCAGCAACGTTGGGGCTTGCTTTTAATACGTCGTCACCGCAAAGAGAACCAAACGACAAGTCTTTTACGCTAGTCGTAACGTCGTAATGATCAATTTTTGGATTTAGCTGAAGTTGGTTGTTTTCCCACGCACGCCCTTTGGCCACAATTGCCTCCGGCGTGCGTGATTGCCCAATAGCATTTGCGTACTTTGGATCTGCAATAAATTGCACTGCTCGCGCCCACTCGCGAACAGGTCCAGGCTGGAGATTGAGCGATCGAATGGCCCGATCGGCCGTTTCTTCGTCATCTCCCGCAGCGGCCTTGGCGTCCAGCCAAAGCCGGCCTAGTGCTTGCCAGCTGGTGTGGTAGCCGCGAAGAGCGGGAATTCCGTCCTCTAGTACTCGCTGCCGAACTGCCGCAGGCAGCTGATCAAACGTTTCGTAGTCGAGCAGCGGCTGCTCTGTTGTTGTTGCAAGAGCCACGGGGGGTGTCGGGGTCGCAGGGGGGGTGTTCCCAATATACCCCCCTCCGCTTCCAAATCCACATTATCTGCCGCTCTGGTTCCGCATCCCCACCCCTATAGTGGAAAAACACCCCACTCCCCACCATGCCCGGTTGGCCCACTGCTGAAGGCAAGCGCTGCGTAACGATTGAACTCTTGATTGAGCACGTCCACCACCTCGACGTTCAGGCCGAGTACGAGGGCTGCTCGCGCGCTGCGTACATCCGCCGGCTGATCGTTCGCGACATTGAGCGCCAAGGGCCTGGCCGCGTAGCGACGGCCTAACCCATGCCATCCGCCATTGATGCCGCCTTCGGCCGGTGGCCGGAGCTGCTGGGAGCGCTCGCTCATCTATCGCCCGAGCAGCTCACCGACAAACACCAACCCTGTCCATTCTGCGGCGGGGAAGACCGCTACCGCTGGGACCGTAACGATGGCCCCGGCGGCTGGTATTGCAATCAATGCGGCGGCAAGGATCACGCTGGTGGTGCTGGCTCCGGCATGGACCTACTCACCCGCGTAACCGGGTGGGATTTCAAGCAGGCCTGCCGCCGCATCGAGCAGCACCTAGGCATCAATGCCACCACCCCAAGGCCTGAGCCGCCGACCGCCGGTGCTGAGCAGGTCTGGCGCTACACCGACGATTACATCGTCTGCCGCTTCCCCGGTAAGAAGATCCGCCCGCTCACATGGACCGGCAGCACCTGGGCCTGGAAGTCACCCGCCAAGCCACGGCCGCTCTACTGGGCCCGCCGTTCAGCAGCTGCGCCAGTGCTCATCGCCGAAGGGGAGAAAGCCGCCGATGCTGCCGCCATCCTGTTTCCTGATCATGCGGTCTGCACCTGGCCAGGCGGAACCAGCAACGTGCAACATGCTGACTGGCAACCGCTTCTAGGCCGCAGCGTCACCATCTGGCCCGACGCCGACGACGTAGGCCGCAAGGCTGCTGATCAGCTTGCACGCATCCTGCTCGGCCTGCGCTGCACGGTGCAGGAGGTCAATCCGCCTGCATCGCTCGCTCAAGGCTGGGACCTGGCCGATGCGCTTGCCGAAGGCTGGACGCATGCCAAGGCTTCCAAAACCGTGCTCACCTGCGCCAAGGCGCTTGACCCGCTGCCAGAACCTGAACCGCCACCGCCACCGTCAGCATCAACGCCAGCCGCTCCAGAGATACCCAGCAGCGCGCCGTTCGTCTGCCTGGGATTCAGTGAAGGCGTCTACTACTACCAGCCAGGCAGCACCGGCCAGGTGATCTCGCTATCACGCAGCTCACACACCGGCACCAACCTGCTCACCCTTGCGCCGCTCGCCTACTGGGAGACGCTCTTCCCATCCAAGACCGGCGCCAACTGGCTGGCTGCTGCCAGCTCCCTATTCGAGACTCAGGCCAAGGCTGGCATTTTCAGCGCTGATCGCATCCGCGGCCGCGGCGCCTGGTGGGACGATGGCCGCTCAGTGCTGCACCTAGGTGATCGCCTGCTGATCGATGGCACCGAACAATCCATCAGCAAGGCCGCTGGCTCCAGATTCCACTATCAACGCCTGGCATCAATCGACATCCCCAAACGCCTAGAGCTGCTCCCTGATGAGCTCGGCATGGAGATCATCGACATGGCATCACGCTTCCACTGGGAAGTGCCGGCATCAGGTCTGCTGCTAGCCGGCTGGATCGCCCTAGCGCCAATCTGTGGCGCCATGCAGTGGCGGCCGCACGTCTGGCTCACTGCATCAGCAGGCTCCGGCAAGAGCGCCATCCTTGATCGCTTCATTGGCATCCTGCTGGAGTCGATGGCCCTATTCCCTGAAGGGAACACCACTGAAGCCTTCATCCGTCAGCAGCTGCGCGCCGATGCCATCCCGGTGATCTTTGATGAGGCCGAGAGCAACGAGAAGGCCGACCGCCAACGCATCCAGAACATCCTGGCGCTAGCCCGCGTGTCGTCCAGCTCAGGCCGCGGCGTGATCGGCAAGGGTGGCGCCGATGGCACTGCGCAATCGTTCACCATCCGCTCGATGTTCTTGCTGTGCTCAATCTCCACCGCGCTCAAGCAAGGCGCTGATCAATCCCGCTTCGCGCAGCTCACACTGCGCAATCCATCTTTCCTGCCCAAGCCTGAGCGCATCGCACATTGGTCAGCGCTCGACGCTGACATCACCCGGCTATGCACCGCCGAGATGGGCCATCGACTGCTGCTGCGCATGGTGCGCCAGATCCCGATCATCCGCGATTCGGTGGCTGTATTCCGCCGCGCTGCTGCTGATCGCTTCGACAGCCAACGCCAAGGCGATCAATACGGCACCCTGCTGGCCGGTGCCTGGTCCCTGGCCAACTCCAGGCCAGCCACTATCGAAGACGCCTATCAGCTCATCGACGCCAACAGCTGGGACGCCTACCGCGAGCAGACCGAAGCCGACGAGGAGCGCTGCCTGCAGCACATCCTCCAGCACCAGGTACGGGTCGAAGGAGACCGCGGCTCGGCCTATACCCGCACCGTTTGGGAGCTGGTGGAGCTTGCACGCGGCAGCGCTGCATCCATGGAGATAACCATGACTGCCGCCGAGGCGCACCTAGGCCGCACTGGCATAAAGGTTGAAGGTGATCGCATCGTCGTCAGCAATAGCGCCAAGGGTATGAGGCGGATACTTGATGGCACGGCCTGGGCCGATTGTTACGCCACCGTGCTCGGCCGACTGCCTGGAGCGTCCAAGGCAGGCGTGGTGCGGTTCAAAGGCCTGGCTGGAGTCAGCAGAGCCGTCTCACTGGCCTTTCCAGCCGCTGGAGCGTAACAGTAACAACCGGCGTAACGCCGAGATCCCTGTCTCTGACAGCGTTGTTACGTGTTACGCCAAAAGTGGGGGGATATATCCCCTATTAAAGAAAGGCATAGGTGCAGAGAGGTAGGCCGTAACGCTTTGGCCACTCTCTCTCTATCTATATCTCTTTAACTATAGGTGTAACAACGTAACAAGATAGGGCAGTTCGGCTCTGGCGCAGTTGGTTTCGGGTGTTACGCCGACCGTAACAGCGGCGTAACAGGCGTAACACCGCTCCATCCCCAGACTGAGCCAGCCACTGCAGGGCCATGAAGCGCGCCTCCACTATCTCGGACCTGCTAGACCGCACCACCCCATGGCTGGCCTGGTGGCAGGAGTTGATCTTGAACTGGGTGGCATCGTGGGAATCGGTCGAAACCCTGCACGTCTCAAGCAGCAAAACCGATCAGGACGTGACCTGGGACATACCAACAGACCTGGAGCTGGCCAGGCAGGAGCTGGAGGAGCTGCTCAGCGCTGAGCTCAATCAGCGTGAGGGCTGAGCATGGCAACCGTCTCCCTTTCGCTTGCTGGCATTGATCAGCTCAAGCTCCTTCAGGCCTTCCTTGATCCCAAGCTCTACGACAAAGCAAGACGTGGCGGTATCAGCTACGCATCCAAGGCGGTGCCCACTGCTGTGTCCAAGGGCATTACGGCTGCGTACAACCTGACAGCAACACGGGTCAAGGAGGACATCAGCGGCGCCCAATTCGTCGATGGTGGCGAAACAGCGCTGATTCGCTTCTCCCGCCGGTCGCCAACCCTGACGCAGTTTAAGCCCAAGGCCGGCACCCGCTACCCACAGCCTGGCCTAGGGCAGGGCAAGGGCTGGGGCAAGCCGACCAAAGCAGGCAAGCCGATCAGCGCAGTGATCAACCGTGGCAAAGGTCGCCAAGCGTTTGATGGTGCGTTCTTTGCCCAAGGCCTGAACGCCAACAGCTTGGTGCTTAGGAAAGGATCCAATGGCCGCTTCTATGGCGTCTATGGCCCATCTGTTGGCTCGATGTTCCTTGGTGCGTCTGCGATTGGTCCGCAGCTGCGCTCGGACGTTGAAAAGCGCATCCAAGAGCAGTTCATCAAAGGATTTCAACGAGTGCTCGACTCGGCGAAGCGAGGCCGATGATCGCGAGGCCCCCGGCTTTCGGGTCCTCCCGCCCGGTTGTTAGTGCCGGTCCACGCACA